ATCGGGCTCCCACTCCTTGTACATCTCGTAGGCTTTGTCCTTCAGTTCGGGAAATTCCATCCGTTTTTGGAAGGCATCCAACAAGATCAGGTGGGGATCGCGTTCATTCTCGTCCTTATTGAAGACGCCCCAGGTCGTACAGGCCGAAAAGTCGGACCTTTCGTTCTTCGTGAAGGCCGTATCCCAGGATTGGATGATGAATTCGCACTGCGGAGGGTCGTCTTTCTCCCAAATCTGCCACCACTCCCGCTTGATCATCGCCCCTTCTTCGCCAGTCGGGGTCTGCTGATATTGAGCGTTCCACTTGGAGATCGGAAGTTCGGCTTTTAGGTCTTCTAAGAGGTTCAGCGGCCAGAATTCAGGCCAAAGTGGGTTCCCCGAAGGAAGAATTGCGGGGAATTCAATGACTTTCCACTCCTCATCCTTGCCTCTTTTGGCCGAATCCTTGAGAACCTGACCAATCAGGTCTCGATCCGACCACCTTGTGGCAATGATGATGATCGCTCCCCCTGGTTGAAGGCGCTGTCTCGGGCCAGAGGTGTACCACTCATAGGCCGAATCATAGATTCCGGGGTTCCCAGCCGCTAAGGTCGCCTCTTGTTCCGAGTGTGGGTCGTCAATGATCACCACATCCGCACCCCGACCGGTCATGGTTCCGCCCACACCGATAGCGAAATACTCCCCACGGTCATTCACAGCCCACCGGCCCGCACTCTTGGAGTCCTGTCTTAGCCGAACATTCGGAAACACCTCGTGGTACTGCTCCGAATCCACCAGATTTCGGACTTTCCGGCCAAAACCCACAGCCAGTTCACTCGTATTCGAGGACTGCATCACCTTCTTGTCAGGGAACTTTCCAAGGAACCAAGCCGGAAACAGGTACGAACCGAACTCACTCTTCGTATGTCTAGGAGGCATGCTGATGGCCAGCCTCTTAATCGACCCATCTGCTATACCCTCAAAAGCCTTAGCCACCACCGCGTGATGTCTCCCAGAGATAAACCCAGGCCACATCTTCTTCACAAAAGCCAAGAACGACCCCTGGCACCGCTCCCTCTCCAGCGCCATCTTGTATTCACTGACCTGATTGAGCAACTTCTCCTGGTCAGCCACGCTCAACTGACTGATAAGGTCATCCAACTTCATGCTTGAACGTAATCTTGATTCCTAAGATGCGGCAAATGCCCATGTACGTCGCCGCATAGATGTCCTTGCCAGCCTCAAACTTCGTAATCGTCTGCACAGAACACCCAGCCAACTTCGCCAACTCACCCTGAGTCAACCCACGCTCCTTCCGAGCCCGCTTCACCCGGTCCCCAAGATAAGCCAAGGTGTCAATCTTGACACCTCCCACATCTATATGTGAAACAGTAGTCACTCCAGATTCCTAAAGTTGATGTACACAGGCCGGATCGTCCTCCCAGCCCCTTCCATCTTCTTCACCACCCCCAACTTCACCAGCCGGTTCACGATCTTGTGAACCCCACTCACCCCACTCCTCCCAGTCACATACGCAATCTCCCTCACAGTCGGGCTGTACCCAAACCGCTTCCACCACTCATCAATCGCCAAAAACACTTCCTTCTGCGCCGGGCTCATCTCCATCTCCATGCACTCTCTCTCACTCCTATCACCCCTGCGAGCCCTCAAATCCCCTATCTGAACCCGTTTCCGCCTCTTATCCACATACTTATCCACAGAAACTGTGGATAACTTCTCCTCGCCGGTCGGTACGTTTTGGTGTACTTCAGACATGAAAAGTGAGTAAAACGTTGGGCGAAAACAACAAACTAATTGATTTATTGATTAGTTTGAGGTGTGTGCCTCATTTTTAGGCAAATCTAACTTTGACGGGGGGTCTCCCAAAAATGAGGGGGTGGGGTCCGGAGTCCCGCTGGAAAAAGAAGGGGGGGTGTCCTCCAAATCGAGGGGGTGGGGTGATCGTTCGAGTGGGATAGTATGTGTAGGGGGAGGGCCCACCATATCTGACGCATCGGGGGGTGGGGTATGGGTGGGGTCGACCTCCCCCCGGCTTCCGGATAACTCAGCCAGGAGGGAATCGGCCGCGTTGTCTATCACCTCGGCGTCATCAGCCTGGGCTTTCAACATCTCACGCAGTTGGGCCATTACCTGCGCGCGCGTATCTTCACTAGACCGAATGGTGCGGATTTCTTTTCTCTCAGTAAATGCGGCCACCTCGGTAACCGACCCCAACACTTTGGCCGCCGCAGTAATTTGGCCGGGCTTCGATTCCGGATCGGTTATTACTTTTACCAGGGAATGAATCACCAGGGAGCGCAGCCCTGCGGGGGTTTCATATTCCGCCGCCCTTATGGCCGCTTCGATGGCGTCTATTTCAGCAGCAATGCGGGAATCGCGCTTCATTCTGCTGGCTGCATCCCCTGCGGTTTTCGGTTTGGCGTTGGGTGAATACACGGTTCTGTAGGCCTCTGCGCCCTTAGCACCCTTGGCAACTTCCAGGGCGAAGCGCCTTTGTTTGGGTGTTAGTTCCCGGTTGACCTCTTTTCCCAGTAGCAGGGAAACGGGGACTGTATCTAGGGCTTCCTTTACTTGCTTACGGGATAGTTTAGGGGGTTTCATACTGAGCCGCTGCGCTTCGCGCTGAACCAAACCGCCGCCATCATAGGTGAACAACAGGGTAACGCGCAATAGGGGCGCCCTATCGACCCCGCCAATCCGATACAAACAATTCAATGGACACTCTGAACCTGGGTGCTACATTGTCACCCGTGCTACCTGATAGCACTCAACCGGAGCCCCACTATGAACAAGTCCCAAACCCGTGAAGTCAACAAGGCCCGCGCCTTCATGCAAGTGTTCAATAGCACCCGTGACGCCGCCATCCTCGGCATTGTCGCCCGCACCATGGGCGCCCTGATTCGGTCGGCCCGCACCCATCAGGCCCGGCTCGAACTGATGCGCGAAGCCGATGCCCTCGGCGTGTCCGGCCACTCTGATTTCATTGTGACCCGTTGGAACTAATCAACCCGTCCCCCTTCGGGGGACTCAACCGGAGCCCTCAAATGAGCATCGATCAATCCCTTGACGCGCGCATGAGCCGCCGCCTGTTGGCCCAGGATCGCGCCCTGGCGCGCCTGGAAAAGCGCGAAGCCGCCGCCGATCAAATGATTGGGGAACTGTGCCGCAACGGCCGCCCCGTGTTCTATGTTTTCCCCGTAGGTGGAAAGTACCGCGAGGGAAACCGCGCGGAATTGATTTCTTACCTCATCCGCAACCGTCACGCCTAACCCGGAGCCCTCGCCATGCCCAACACCTACACCCTGATTTTCCCCGGGCATATCGCCCGGACATTTAACACGCTGGAAAAGGCCCGGGAGGTAATTGCCCGGGGCGATTGGTGCGTTGTCAGTCAGCGCAACGAAGGCCACAGCGTGATTATGTACCTCGGCATTTTGATTCGATAACCCGGAGCGCCACTATGTCATCCCTCATTGTCGTTACCTACAAGCCCGCAACCGATACCAAAGGCGCCCGCCTTCGGGTTACCTGCGGGGACTTCAAGCCGCAGACCCACCCCTATCCCTACGGATACGACGGGCTTCGGGCCTTTGAATGCGCCGCCGCCACCTATGCCGACTCAATGGGATGGCATGGAATCAACCTCGCCGGCGGTTGGATTAAAACCGGCGCCGCCGGCTTCGCCCTTGTCCCCTATTCGACCAAGTGAAAGGAAACGCCATGCAAACCGAATACCCTACCCTCCGCGACAAAATCCGCGCCGAATCCGCCGCCCGTGCGGCCCGCAATGCCGGATTCGAAGCCCTGGCGATTGAAGCCCATGCCGCCGGGCTCCGCGCCGTAGCGGAAACCGAATGCGAACCCATGGCCGTTTCCGATGGCCGCCAAGTGTGGGTTGTGAACGATGGCCCGTGCGGCTTCGCCTGGGTCAAAGTGCCCGCAAATTCCGCCTTCGGCCGTTGGGCTCTGAAGCGCGAACTATTCCGCAAGTCCATCAGCGGCGGCGCGATGCTTTGGGTTTCTGATTTCAATCAGTCCCACCAACGAAAGCAAGCCTATGCCCACGCCTACGCGGAAGCCCTCCGCGCCGCCGGGATTGAAGCCTTCGCCGATTCCCGGCTCGATTGAAAAGGGGCGCGCCATGACTCGAATCGGAATCCTGGCCGCCGCCGCCTTCCTGGCGGTTGTGGCCCTCTCGATTGTGTGGCCGTATGACTGCGCCACCGATACCGAATGCGAGGCGGCCGAAGCCGCCCGTTGTCTCATTCTCTGCGAAAGGTAAATACCATGGGCTGGACTCATTACGCCGACCATCCGCAACTGTCGCGCGCGGAGATGATTCGCCGCGAATTCACCCAGGAACCAACCGCCACCAACCCCCGCGCATGGGGGTTCGAGTCAATCGCCGAGCGGGGCTCTGTCGTGTACGCGGTTTGCTTTCAGGAATTCGAAGGGAAACGCGAGCATTTCGGGTGCGTGTTTTTGACGACTCGCCGCAAGGGCGAATTCGGCTACAAAGCAATGAGCGAGGATATGCATCCCTTCTATTACGCGATGCCCGCGCGAATGCTCGCGCAACTTGAAGCCCTCGCGCCGAATCCGCGCGGCCAGGGTGCAGAGTGGCGCGCAAAGTGCCGGGAGCACGCGAAGCCGAAGCCCGCGCCGCGCCTAGTGGGCGGGCAACTTATCACCTATGGCGGCCGCCAGTACCGACTCGACTACCCGGCCGGGCCGCGCCGCGGTTGGATTGTGGTTCGCGTCTCGGATGGGCAACCCTTCCGACTCAA